GAATTCGTTCCCCTTTTTTTATTTACCTAATATTTATTAATGTATGAAAAATTATTATAAACATATCGTTAAACAAATTATTAACGAAATTATAGAGGAAAGAAAAACTCCGGTAATGAAATATTACGCATTTGACTGGGATGATAACCTTATGTTTATGCCAACAAAGATTTACCTTAAAGACGATGAAGGTAATAGTGTTGGTATGTCTACCGAAGATTTTGCGGAATATAGAACTGATGTTGGTAAAGAACCTTTCGAATATGAAGGACATACCATAGTATCTTTTGATAAAGAACCTTTCAGAGATTTCGGTGTATTGGGTGACAAACAATTCTTAAAAGATGCGATGTCATCACCAACAGGACCGGCTTGGAACGATTTTGTGGAAGCAATTAATAATGGATCAATTTTTGCAATTGTAACTGCGAGAGGTCATACACCTTCAATGTTAAAAGAAGCGGTTTATAGATTGATTAAACAAAACAAACATGGTTTGGATTCAAATCAGTTGGCAAAAAACCTTTTAAAATATAGAGACTTGGCAGATGAAGAAAAATTATCTAAAGATCAATTAATACGATCTTACTTAGATATGTGTCGTTTTCATCCTGTGTCTTTCGGAGAAGGTTCGGCAACTAACCCTGAACAAGGTAAAATAAATGCAATGGAAGAATTTGTTAGTTATGTGAGAAATTTATCACATTCATTACAACAAAAGGCATTTATGAAAAACAAGATTAGTAATTACTTTACACCATTTATTGGATTTTCAGATGATGATGTAAGAAATGTAGAAACTATGAAGAAGCATTTTGATAAAAAAGAAGATAATATATTAAAGACTTATTTAACTGCAGGAGGACAAAAGAAATTATATTAACTAGTTTGTCTGGTCTAGTATAAGAATATGTCCAAAAAAAATGGAAGTAAATAGAAAAATTTTATTATCGTGATATTTATAATAAAAACTAAAATAAACTAAAAACTAAAATAAATAATTATGGCTGATTTGTTAATGAAAATGCCTATTCCTTACGAACCTAAACGCGAAAACCGTTGGATTTTAAGGTTCCCATCATCACTTGGTATTAATGAGTGGTATGTGGAGAGTACTTCGAGACCTAAATTAAAAATTAATTCAGTGAACATTCCTTTCTTGAACACTGAGACATACGTTGCGGGTAGATTCAACTGGGAAGAAATTTCAGTTAAGTTTAGAGATCCAATCGGACCTTCAGCGTCTCAAGCGGTTATGGAATGGATTCGTTTATGTGCGGAGTCTGTTACAGGTCGTATGGGTTATGCTGCGGGATACAAGAAAAATGTGGACTTGGAGATGTTAGACCCAACGGGAGTTGTTGTTGAGAAATGGATTTTAGAAGGAGCCTTTTTGACAGGATATGATGGTGGTTCATTATCATATGACTCTGATAAGATTGCGGGGATCACTTCAAATATTCGTATGGATCGTTGTATATTAGTATACTAAAAAAATTTACTTTTAATATTAACCGTGTACATTTATAGTGTATACGGTTTTTTGTGCAATAATAAATTAAAAAATATATAAAAAAATGGATCAAGATACGGCTGCTTACGGGCAAATGGACTTTAACTTACCACATGACGTGGTGACACTACCTTCAGGTGGTATATTCTACAAATCTAAAAAGAAAAGTGTTAAGGTAGGGTACTTAACCGCTAGTGATGAAAATATTTTGGTAAATATTGATTCAAGAAGATCTATTAATGAGGGTGTTGTTTTACCTTTATTAAGAAATAAACTTTATGAACGTGACATAAGACCCGAAGAACTATTAGAAAGTGACATCGAGGCAATACTTTTGTTTTTACGAAACACATCTTTCGGACCTGAATATAGAATAACAACTATTGACCCAAGTAACGGTCAAACATTTGAATCGTCAATAATGTTGGATGAATTAAATCTTACAAAACCTAAAGTACAACCTGATGAAGATGGTACGTTTACTATAAAATTACCGCAATCTAAAGCTGACGTTAAAATAAAAATGTTGAGTTTACACGATACTATTGAAATTGCAAAAATAGTTGATTCATATCCTGTTGGTTATACTGCTCCAACGGTAACAACAAGATTAAATAAAATCATTTTAGAATTAAATGGTAGTCCTGATAGAAATGAAATAAGTGTATTTTGTCAAAATATGCCAATTGGTGATTCTAAATTCATAAGAAATTTCCTTAAAGAAAACGAACCGAGATTGGATTTAAGGAAAACAGTTTACGCCCCGTCTGGAGAAAAAGTTGATGTTGGTATCAACTTTGGGGTGGAGTTTTTTCGGCCTTTCTTCTAATCACTCAAAATTTTTATTAGATGAGTTTTATTATTTAGCAAAATATTTAAGAACATCATATAATGAATTTTTAAAACTACCAACCTATATTAGGAAATATCTATTAGATAAGATAATAGAGGAAAATACTCCCAAAACTTAATACTTAAATATTTATAGTAAAAACTATCAATGGGTGAATTAGATGATTTTAAAGGGAAAATAAGTGACGATCAGTTTAAACAACTTCAAAAAATAGTTTCTGATGCTCGCAAGGATGGTGAATCTAAAGGGTCAAAAAATAAATCGGATAATGATTTATCGGAATTAGATTCTGGTGTTGAATCTACAACGGCTAAAGCGACGACACTTGGCGGGATTTTTGATGATGCTGCGAATGCTGCAACTCAAATGCTTGCTGCTTTAAACCCAACAGATTTTAGTGGTGCGGATTACTTAATGAAAAGTGGTCAAGTTTTAGCGAACGAAATGGGTATTGGTAAAGCAAGAATGGGCGAAATGAGAACCACAATTGCTGATGCTATTCCAGAAATGTTAAAATTAGGTATGTCAACCACTGAAGCTTTTCAGGTTTTAAAAGACGTACCAACATCACTTGGTGTTAATACAACTATGGGTACCGAAGCTCTTAGAGAAATGGGAGCTGCGGCTCAAGTAAGTACAGTTAATGTTAGTGATTTAGCAAAAGAATTTAAGGGTGTTGGTATGTCATTATATGATGTTGGTAATGAAATGGCAATAGTTGCTAATTACGCAAAAAGTGTCGGAGTTAACGTAGGTGCGGTATCAAAATCTGTTGTTGAAAATTTATATAAAATGAATTTATATAATTTTGAAAATGGAGTTAAAGGTTTAGCTAAAATGGCGGCAAATGCGGCATCTATGGGTGTGACTATGGAACACGTACAAACTGTAACAGATAAAGTTTTTAATCCTGAAGGGGCAATTGAAATGGCTGCTGGTCTACAAAGGTTAGGTGTTTCAAGTAGTGCGTTGTTGGATCCATTAAAGGCAATGGATTTAAGTATGAATGATCCTGAACAACTACAAAAAGAGATCGGTAATATAGCAAAAGAATTTTCAAGTTTCAATAAAGAAACCGGTAAGTTTGAAATAATGCCAGGATCTAAAAGACGTTTAATGGAGGTGGCGAAAGAAATGGGAATACCGGCAAAAGAATTAGCAAATATGTCAATAAAAGCATCTGAGTTTGATATGAAGATGAGTAAAATAAAATTCCCAAGTTTAGCGGCATCTGAAGAAGATAAGACATTAATTGCCAATATGTCACAAATGAAAGGTGGAGAGGCTTTTGTTCAAATAAAGAATGATACGACTGGTAAAATGGAGGAGGTGAATGTTTCAAAATTAACTGCAGACCAAATTACAAAATTAAAAGAACAACAGGCGGATGGTAATAAAACAATCGAAGAATTGGCGGTAGATCAATTAAATGTTTTACAATCTATTGACGCAAAAACAGGGAGTGCGGTAAAAGCAACCCAATTTGGTAAGGCAACCGCACCAGCAATGGATAGATTTTATAACGCAATAAATGTTGTAAGGGAGGAATCTGTTAAAGCAGCTACAACAGGAGTTAATACCGAAAAGGCGAGAGAAGTCGTTGCTGGCGTAACACAACCTATAGAGGGAGGTATTATTGATTTATTATCTGGTAAAGGAAGTTTAGAGACCCTAAATAATACTTTTACAACTTTAGCTAATAATATGGCCGCAACATTAAAAGAAATAACAAAAGGTGGTGCGGGTAATTTAATGAACGCAACTCAAAATACGGTTAATAAAGTAACTGAAATATATGGGCCGGCTGGTGTAACCCCAACTGATATAAAAATTGATGAAAATCACCCATATTATAAAAAACTTGATGAACTTTTAACTAAAATAACGGGAGAACCTAAGGAAACAAAAACACAAACAACAGTTAGTGGTGAGGTTAACCATACTCTTACTATTAAGGGAGATGGGGGAACATCACTTAGTACTGCGGAATTTAATAAAAAAGTGTTGGAAGCAATAGTAGATCCTAAGATGAAATCGGAATTTAAAAAAACATATATGGATTCAAACTCAGGACTTGGTGGGTAAGAAATAGAAAATTCTTAAAATTATGTTTTCTATAAAAAAATTCTCAAGGTATTTATAAATAAAAAAGTATGTCAGATAGTACATTATCGTTTGCATCTTCGTCAAATTTTAGGGATATATTATTAGCCCGTAATTTACAACCATATTCGGTACCAGGATCTTATTCTCCTAGTAGTAATAGTGTTAATTACGAAACAAGTATATCTGTAAACAATGTCATTGATTCGCCCGATTCTTTAATATCAACAAACATATTAGCAGATGGATTATACTCACTTAATGAGTACGGACCTGATGGTGGTTATGATGGGAAATATTCAGTACCTGGAGCACCATTACCTGTTGCGTCAAATTCAGGACCATACGCACCAACTGATACGGTATTAGATTTAGTAAATGAATTTTATATTGATGCTGCATACGTTCAAAATGTTTATGGACCTGAAGGTGGTTATAAAGATTTAGTTATCATTACTGACGTTGTTGGTAATCCTAAATTATATACACCTTATTGGGATCCTTCTTCATTTGTCAACTCAACATATTCACCATATGAAATAATTTTTAGTGATAATCCAACAGGATCTAATGGACCGTTATCACAAGATACCTATTTAGCCAAAATTGGTGCTGCTCAACTTAAAAGTTTATTTGAGGAAAGAATTGCGAGTGAAATACTACAAACAACTATTGGTAGGGTTAATTTAGATTCATTACAGGATCCATTTAGTGCTAGTATGGTTGCAACGGGTAAACAACCATTTTTTGATAAAAATTGGAGGATTACCGTACCTGAAAACCCAATAACTGCCGCAGTTGGATTGGCAAATAGACTAACGGGGACTTATTTCCCTGTTTCATTTATTCCGGGTGATTATTTTAATGAAAACTTCATTGATTCTCCTCAGACTGAATCGGCTCTAAATGTTGCGAATAATTTAACTGGAGGATTTTTAGGTCCTATATTAAATAGGTTTAAGAACCCGTCTGAAATATTTGTTGCGAACACAGGGTTTGGACAAAGATCGGTTTTATTTTCAAGTTTAGATTATAACAAATATAGACCGGCATACAATAGAGGAATTATACAAGGTGCCACAACGGCAATTGATAGATTATTTGATCAAGATAAAGCACAAAGTGGTGGTTATTATGTTGGTAGTGCAAATTCTGAACCTTCACAAATTGATTCACCGGCAAATCAAGTACCTATCGGTAAAGATGGAAGACAAATACAAACAATTGTATATGGTCCTCAGGAACTTGGTATTTTATATGAAGGAAATGAATCTCAATTACAATTTGGATTAAAAGGAAAATCATATTCTAATGGTGGTGGTATATCAGGACAATTTGTTTGGACATCACCAAAATATAGAGACAACGCAGGTTTTAAAGTAGGACCTGGAGGTGCGGTAACTAACTTAGATCAGGAATTTGAATCTATAAGAAGTGACTATGATAGATACCAATCTACAGACATAGACTTCAAAGGAGATTCAATCTTAGATAAAACACAAAGACTTATTGAGTCTGCGGATAAGGTACAAGGACAAGCAAGATTAAAACACGTAGGTAATGCAATTAACCAAGTTTCTAAAGTATTCAATGATGGGTACAAGGAAATGACTAAAGGGTCAATGGTGTTATCGTATACTGATCAGACAGATGGTTCTCAAGCGGGTATTGAATATTGTAGAGTATTCCAAAAGGATACCCCTTATTTCACATATGCTGATTTACAAAAGAGTGATGGTATTACTACGGAAGGTAGAAAATTCTCTTATTCTGTATTGGATAAGACTTATAACCTTAACATTGCTCCACTTAAGAATCCGGGGTCAACAAACATTGTAGACAACAAAGTTAAAAAATATATGTTCTCTATTGAGAACTTAGCGTGGAGAACTTCAGATAGACCTGGGTTTACTTATGATGATTTACCTGTTTGTGAAAAAGGACCAAATGGAGGTAGAGTCATGTGGTTCCCACCATATGATATATCATTTAGTGATGATAGTACACCTGATTTCTCGTCAACTAATTTCTTGGGAAGACCCGAACCAATTTACACGTATAAGAATACTTCAAGAAAAGGTAGTATAAGTTGGAAGATTGTTGTCGATCACCCTTCTATTATGAATACTATTATTCAAAAACAATTATCAGGAGCGGCAAAAGAAAGAGTTGATTCAATTGTGGATTCATTCTTTGCGGGATGTACAAAATATGATATGTATGAATTGGGTATTAAATTTAATACGATACCAACAAGAGATTTATTTACATACCAACAAATTTTAAATAACCCAAGATTAACCAATGAAGAATTGGGGCAAGTTGCGTTTGAAATACCTAGTGATACTGCTATTAATGCCGCTAGTGTAAAAGACGCTCAAAATTCAGATGGTTTACCAGCTGGTGTTGGAAATGAGTCAAAAACTAAAAATGCTGAATCAACTCCACAACCAACAGACATATTAGATGAATTCTTAAATTATGGATTTTATTTTGAAAATGATTGTCCTGAATGTTATGGCACATATGCAACAACATCAACACAACCATTTGATAGTTGGTATACAACATATGTTAATAAAAAATCAACAACATATGTGACGAAGGCACCTGATAAAGTATATGTCGGTAATAATGAATTTACAAAAGATGGTATTCAATCATTCTTTAGTGATGTAATTGAAGGTAACTTTACTAAAATAAAAACTGACTTTTTGGCAAAATTAAAAGAAGTTATAATTGATAAAAAGGGTACCGTTAAAATAACATTAAAAGGTTCGGCATCGGCACCTGCAACCGTCGGGTATAATAAAAATTTATCATTAAGAAGGGTTGATACCGTTAAAAAATGGTTTAATAATCAAACACTTGGTGATAAAAAAGTGAGTGATTTAATAAAGGAGAATTTATTAACTATTGATTTTGATGCAACTGGTGAACAAACGATAATACCTAAAACAACATCAAACAATAATACATCTGTTGATTGTTCGGTGGATATTAAACAAGGGACGGCAACAGGACCTGTAACTAGTGCATCACAATGGTGGTCAGTACCTGCAATGGCTTGTAGACGAGTTGCGTTATCAAAAATTGAGGCGAAGGTACCACCTGAACCAAAAACCGATGAAACCCCTACCGTTACGGACACATCAACCACACAAAAAGATCCATCAAAAATTGATCCAAATGGTAATCCTTCCAATACGATCAAACCAACACCTAATATAACGGTGGAACAAAAAATAAAAGATGGTATATCTAAAAAAATATTAAGATTCTTATTTTCAGAGTGTGATTATTTTGAGGTCATTAAGGAAACTGATCCTATGATTTACGATAGTATAAAAGAAAAGATTAAATATTTTAATCCTGCTTTCCACTCAACCACACCTGAGGGATTGAATGCTAGACTAACGTTCTTGAACCAATGCGTGAGACCTGGTCAAACAATTCCTGTAATTGGACCTGATGGTAGACCAAAATATAATGATGCGTTAAACACGTCATTTGGGGCTCCTCCGATCTTAATCTTAAGAATGGGTGACTTCTACCATAGTAAGATTGTTCCTACATCGTTAGGTATAACTTACGACCCAATAACATTTGATTTAAACCCTGAAGGTATTGGTGTACAACCAATGATAGCTAAAATAACATTAGCGTTTAACTTTATTGGAGGACACGGACTTAAAGAACCTGTGGAAGAATTACAAAACGCATTATCATTCAACTATTATGCGAATACTGAAATTTACGATGAAAGAGCTACGGCAACTGAAAGTACTGAAGCGAGAGACAAATATATGGTTGAGAAAATTTTATCTAATCAACCTAAAACAACTACTTCGGATGTTGTAAATCAAGAACCTAAAAAAGGTGGTGAAGCGATTGGTACAATATCGGGTGATACTGATATTGATTACACTAAATTCGTTAATGACTATTGGAATAGTACTAAAGAATATTTTGATACATTCATTAATACTAATGCTAGTGTAGGTAAAAATTATAATATTGGTATTGTTGATTTATTATATAATGAAAGAGATTATTCTAAAGGAACTGCGGATTTCACACCAGAGATAGAAGTACCGATTTATGGTAAACCAAGTCAAGTTGAGGATAAATTAGAAAAACTATTCAATAAAGTTAATACTGACATATCGCAAAGAAATGACCCTTTTATGTTATTAGTGACGGCAAATGACCAATCAATTAATAATAGTGATAAGAGAGAAATTGAAAATAAATTAAAAGAATATGTTTCAGGTATTAAAACTGATTTCATTAGTAATGTAAGTAATAGTGTGAAGGATTTAGTTTTGTTACAACAGAACTATATTCAATATATAAGAAAGGCAAACTTGGTGTTATCAAAAACTGATGGGGTAATGAATTCTAATAATGAACCTGAAATATATGATATTTCAGGGGATACATTTACTCAGTTACAAACTTATTTGAAAAAAATAACAGATAAACACATTGAATTTTTTAACACAACGGGATTAGTTAATACTGACGAATGTTTATATTTAAATGAGGATTTTTATAAAAAATTATCATCAACATTTATAGATAACAATACATCAGGTAATTTCTCAACCGTGAGTGCTAGAAGTAGTAATGGTTTAATGAGTGATGATTCGGCGAATAGATTTTATCAAATTATGGCACATATTTTAAATGATGAAAATAGTAAAACAGAATTAAGAAGTGTGATATTAAATAGTCAAAATTATAGTAATATACAATTTGTGACTGAAGTTGTGGATAAAGCAATTAAAGGTTGTTCGGATAGATTTAATCCGTATACGTTAATTAATAAAACAAGATACGATGCAATTAAAACTAACCCAAGATATTTAACTTTAATTAAAAGTCCAATTGAGGATAATATTAAATTTGGATTAAAATATACAAAAGTTAGTGGAACATCACAACAAAAAAATGATATAAAAGATTTGTATTCAAGTGTGAATGTAAACAATAAAGAAAAAACCTTTGATGGTAAGGTAAAATTTAATTAAAAATGAATTTACAATATTATAACAGATATAATGAGTTTTTAATAAATGGACAACAAACCGTTGTTCCATATGTGAGTTTACCTGCAAAAACAACCGATAAAAACTTTATTTATAAGGTAGGTCAATCAAGATTAGATAAGATATCATTCCAATATTATAATAGTCCTTATTTTGGTTGGTTAGTGCAAGTTGCAAATCCACAATATAGTGGATTGGAATCAAACATACCTGACGGTGCAATTTTAACAATACCGTTTCCTCTTGTTAAATCTTTACAAGATTATAAAAATGAACTAGACAATTATTTCTTCTACTATGGCAGATAAAGGTGAAAACATATTAGTGGAATTTGATTATGACAATATTACCTTAATAGATCCAAATAAAATTATTGATAATGAAGGTAATGTTAGTGATAGATTAGTTAAACATGAGAATCTTGTGTTTTATGCTAATCTTGAATGTAATGTATTACCAAGAACTAAATTGGCTTTAGGGTCGGCATTAAATGATTCGGTTAGAACTGTTTCTGTAGGTAAGATTAATTTCTTAAATCCTGGTAATAAAAGTTTTTTAGATAATAGATATACTGATGAAATTACAGGTAAAGGATCTGTACAGGGTCAAGGTGTAAATCAACCAAAATTAACCGCGGTCCAAAACCCAAACAAATCTGATGACTTTTACCTTACTCAGAATACGTATTCAAACGGAACTCCTGGTGCGGTGGATAATGGTTTATTAGGGATAACTGATATTCAGGTTGCAATTGACACAAGTTTCTTACCAACAGTAACGGTTAATTTAGTTGATATAAAAGGAAGGGCTTTATTTGAAGGTGGTAATAATTCACCTTATTCCGCTTTCTTCCAATTACCGTATCCATTATTTAATTTAACGTTAAAGGGTTATTATGGTAAAGCGGTTCGATTACCGTTAATGTTACAATCATTCACATCAAACTTTGACAACACGACCGGTAACTTTAAGATTACATTGAAATTTTTTGGTTATAAGTACACGGTAATGTCTTATGTGAATTGGGGCGCTATGATGGCGGTACCACATATGTATAATAATTTTGTATCGTCAACCCAAACAAGTACAAACACACCTGCGGGATCTAACCTTGAAAAAACAACACCAAAAATTGTTAGTAGAGGATATCAGAAAATGAAGGAATTATATTCTGAATATAAGGCAAAAGGATTGGTTGATGATGATTTCCCTGAAATTACAATTACGCAATTAAAATCACGTTTAGATAGGTTTATAAAAAATATATTAGAAAAATTCACCAAAGAAAATTTGGGGGTTTTAACTGAGTTAGATAATTTCCAAACACAATTAACTGAGTTCCAAAAGAAAGTATTCTTTTATGGTGATTCATGGTTTGAGACATATATGGATAAAACTACACCATATACGTTAAAAGATACTAAGGAAGTTGTGTACATCTTCAAAAAAGAATATGATCTTAATAAACAAGCTGAGGCAGAAACTAAATTAAGTGGTATCTTTACTGAATATCAAAAACTTTTTGATAGTAATAGTGTTGCTGGTAAAAATGGCAGTTATACGGTTGGAGGTAAAACAACAAAAAGTGAAGTACCCGTAAATGCAACCGTGGAAAAATGTTACGCAAAAATCAATCCATCAACGGATATAGATTTTGCGAAGACATATGAAGAAAGAACAGGTAAACCGGCAAAAACACAAACTGAGTTAGATACGTTCATTGCAGCAAATGCAATACCACCTAACACTAAGTTTTTTGTGTTTGAAGGAACTGATTATTTTATTGGTATAACCGAAAAGGCGGCTAAAAACTCATCAACTCTTAGAAGAGAAATTGAAGAAAAAATATCTGAAAACTTAAATGAACAATTAAGTAATAAAGATACTGGTGTTGGGTTTAAACCAACCATAAGAAATGTGTTGGCGGTTTTCTTCGCACAAGGTGAGGCATTTATTCGTTTGATGGATGATGTTCACTCTAAGGCTTGGGACATAAGAGAAAACAAATATAGACAACAGGCGATATTTGGAAGTAATAGTAGTGCACCAAGTGTTGACGTTAAATCGTCTACACAAAATAACGAACCAATTTATC